CAGCCTTGCCCATTCCCATTGTCGGAATGCGCCAGAGTGCTTTGACCATCAGCTTTGTAATGTCTGCCGCTGAACTTTCAGCAACCAGGTTGCTTACGTCGATGTTAGCAATACGCACTACATAACGCCAATCGCGTAGAGCAATACCACACTTCCAACTCCAACGGTCACGATATGCGCGCATACGCGTACCGGCCAAGCCAGCAGTTGTTTCAACTGTTTCAATCCCTAAGTCTTCATGCTCCAATCCAGCCATAGAGCCTTTGGGGAAGATGCCGTGCACGGTATTAGCACCCCAGAGTACAAGCCAGATAGACGTATTATCTGCACCTGCACCTGAACCACTAATAACGTTTTTACCGTTAGCTGCTCCGCTGATAGCAGAGTAACGTGCAGCCAAACCTGTGAACTGTTCCGGTGCAATGCTGCTATTCCCATAAAACAGCGTCTGCGCCATTGTCTGGTTCATAGCTTCAATGAACGCCTGTGCTTCTGAGAAGCGGAACTGTTCAACGTTGTTGTTAAGCTTTGCAAGCTCAACATCAACTTCAGACCAGGCTTCCAGCATACCACACGCTTCATCAATCTGTGCTGTGGTGCTCTTAGAGGGCTGTACACCCTGGTTAAGTAAGCGCCATGCAACAGCAGGTAGACCTGTGCGTACGGTAGTGCGGTGTCCAGTGGGCAGATTGCCCTCCATCCACAGCGCATCCGCTAGGATCTCGTTTGTCTGCGAAAGCAGTTCAACGATTGTTGGTACTTTCCCATCGGGATCAAGGCGCTTTGCCCAATCCGCTAGGGTCAAGATGTTACTAGCCAGTACGGCCATGATGTACTACTCCTTGGATGAGGTTTTGTCTTTAGTGCCACCATACAACTTGTTAGCAGCGTCAGTTTCAACGTCACCAGTTTTAGGTGTGGCACTGACAAACGTACCTTCAGACATTGATTTACCAATCTTAGCAAATCCGCGAATAACATCAGGGTGTGATCCCATACCGCTATCGCGTAAGAACGTGAGTACGGAAGGTTCAAAGAACGTTCCCAATACACGCTGTCCGAGTGCAACGCTTGTTTGCAGCTGTTCTGGTGTACCGCCAATAGCTGTATCAGCAAGTGCATCAGCTTCCCACTTAGCAGTACGTGTTTTCCATGCATCACCACCAGGACTATTGCTAGCTTGCATTTCTTCACGAACTGCTTTGACCTGATCTGCGGTAAAGTCTAGCAGTGCTTGCGCATGCTCTTGTGAAAGTCCCAGCGTACGCGCAGTGGTAGCTGTTGTTTCAAGCATCGAAGCAGGAATGCTAACCCCATCCTTGGGTTTCAGGTCGTACTTCTCCGGCACCACACTAACTGGCTGTGCAGCTGCGGGAGTTTGAACACCAGTAGGTTCAACTACTTTCGTACCATCAGCCACTGGTGTTACAGTTCCAGGCGTTTCAGGTAGTTTAGCTACTGGTGTAATCGGCACTGCAGCGGGTTCGGGTGTACCTGTACCGCTAGCAGCAATAACATCATCGGGCATTTGTACGTTGCTCCTTTAGTGTGTGGTTGTACTGTTCTTCCATCAGAGATAGAAGTGCTCTTTGGTCAGCTTTTTCTAGCTGTGCCAAAATCCAATGTCCTATGTCCTGTCGTCCAGCGTTGTAATAGATCTCTGAACTTTGTACCCAAATGGATTCAAGCACTTTGCACTGTGCTAATACTCCCCACAGCACACGTCTACCAGCGCCTGATTCTAAGTGCAACAATTCACGGATATCAGCTAGCCACTGCTCTGCTTCTAACTGTTCCTTCTGTCGTGCAGTTTCTAACTGCTTACGGCTTGCAGCATTACCAACTACTGGTTGATCTGATAGCGGCCTCATTTCGGTTGCACCCCATTCTGCAGAATCTGTGTTAGTGCATTCTCACTATCAGTTGGTGCATTAGCTAGCGATTGTACACCTTGTCCTGCAGTCTTCAAATTCTCAGACATTTGCTGCGCTTGTGCAGCCTGTGCACGTTGCTGACGTGTTGCAGCTACTTGGTCATCTGGTATCACGATATGAGGCGGTGCACCAACACCATCAGCGTATTCATCTATTAGCTGATCGAAGTCAACCTTATCAACTACATCAGGTTTGATTTGAGCTAGTGCAGTAAGAAACTGTGATAGTCTTTCGAGTCCACCAAGAGCTAATGCACGTTGTGCAGCAGCCATGACAGATGTGTATTCAACCTTCAGTGCTTGACCCTGTAGCTCTTGTGGTGCATCTGGTATATCCCCACGGCGCAGCATGATAGCAAACGTGCGATCTATCATAGGATCTAATAGATCGTGGTTCATGCGCTCTAGCACAGGACCAAGCACAATTAACTTCTCTTCTTTACGCTCTACTATCTCAGTAGCTGTACGTGGCTCTGCACTGTCATCAGAGCTAATCATCAAGAACAAATCAACGTAGAACGCACGGTTGATACGCTGCCTAACCTGTTCCTGCTTCCCTTCCATTTCCTTAATCTTTGGATCTATCTCGTACGCAGTGCGGAAACCACCACGATCACTTTGACTATCTGCATACGTGATATCACCTGGTAGGATGGATGCACGGAATGCTTTCAGTGATGTAGGACCAGTCATTGGTGGATCTACAAGTTTATCAATTGCTTGTAATGACTTCTTCTCACCATGTTGAAGCTGCTTGATATCCCCTATCGCCATGATAGCGGGAGAGTTCACACCATAGATATCACCCGCGCCAACTTCCCAGCGTGGGCCAAAGAGTGGAAACTCATCAAACCCTTCTTCTACAATGACACCTGTATAATTAGAAAACTCATTGGCTTTACCTGCACCAGTTTCATAGTACACAGATTCAAACTTCTTAAACTTCGACTGTGCGTAGTTGGGATTAAACTCTGGATTAGGGCGTATGATATGACATATCTCTACGTTCATTTCTAATGCGCCTGTCTCAACTGCGTGGCGTATCGTTGTACTGAAGTTGGTTAGATCATACTGATTCTGTGCATTCTTCGTAGACCATTGATCTAGGATTTGTCGCACAGTCATTTGAAAGCAGCGTTGAAACACGCGTACACGCTTAGATGCATCTACTGCAATGCAATAGCTACCAACGCTGAATGTTTCAAAGCGTACAGTGTGCTCTGGATCTTCAACTTCTAGCATACACGCAGTACCAAATGCACCAAGATCAGTGTACAGCAGTGCCAATTCATCATACAGATTGGACTTGCTAAACACTGCATACATACGTGTACTCACTTCGTGCAACCAATCCTTCACAGCAGGAACATCACGCAGTGCAGGATCTGATACACTGAGTCTGAACCACTCTCTAGCAGGGGATGTAATACCTGATAGCATTCCAGCTGAAAGCGTACGACTAGCGAATATGGCTGTAGAGTCGATAATCAACTTGTTCAAGCGATTAGGCTTATTCGCTTTACCAACTACAAACCGCGCGCGTGTGGGCTGCACAAAGTTTGCGCATTCTTTCCATACAGGTAGCCATTGTGTGCGCTCATTCTCCATCTGCACACGTAGTATCTCTAGCTGTTGACGCTTGGGCAGATCCTTTACAGGGCTACCGTAGAATGGAGTTACAGACGTTCCCATATGCTACATCCCCAACAGTGTCTTGTAGCCTGTGCCTGGTGCACTGCTAGGCTGCGTAGCCGATGGAGTAGTTAAGAGCGTATCACTCTTTCCAGTTGCAGCAGCCGCGCGTTGACGCTGAAGTGTTGCAGCATCCTGTGAACGCTTTGTATCTGCAACTGTAGACGTTTCTAAGTTCTTAGCATCTGTCGCTTGCTTAGTGAGTAAGGTCTGTTGCTGTTCTGCAGCGATCTTAGTTGCATGATTCTGCTTACTGTCTTGTATAACCGTATTCGTCGTAGCAGCAGCTGAAATAACAGCCGTAGCAATAGCAGCAACAGCAGCCATTAGTCTAATCTCCGAGTGTAGATCAAATCCACCAGCTTATAGCCCATACGCTCTAGCAGTGGTCCAAAGTTGTGTGTAGCCTTTACATGGTGATACACAGCCTGTACACCCATAGCTGTTAGACGTTGATCGCACCACTGAATAAAGCGCCGTCCAGTGTTACCGCGAGCTTCAGGACGTATAAAGAGAATGTCCTGCACAGCTTGTAACGATGATGCATAGTGTGGATTGTTACGTACAAAGAAGAGTGCGTAGCCTAGTAGTACATGCGACGTTGTATCACGTACTGTAAAGACTTTGAGCATCCCATTTTCTTCTGCTTTGCGATACACACTTAGATCAGGCTCTAGCATCAAATCCTGATAATGCGCTATCTCACGCCAATGCAATACAAGCAATGGCATAGCTTCTTCTAGCCACTCATCAGTTAGCGACTCTTCTTGAAAATCAGTAAGCATATTCGTATGCGTCTTCAGTTTCTGTATCAGTATTAAGTGGATCGTAGTCTTTTACAGCATGACCATTTCTACCTTCATT